GACCAGACGACTTCTCCTGGGGAGAATGACTCCGCAATGCATGAATCAGGGAGAGTAACCGTTCCACTTTCGTGTCCAGTGCTTGGGACTCCAACTCTTTCGATGAGGCTTCGGACGAATCCACTGCTTCGGTAGAGTCCTGCTGCGATTTCTGCGATGGAGTCTCCTGATAAGTATCGTTCAACTGCTTCACAAATTTCTGCATCTGTCGCTCCTCTTCCGCGATTTTGTTTTTTACGTAGCGCTTTATACTCTTTTTTATCTTCGTAATCATCAATTATTCTCTGGAGGCGGGCGGTATTGTATGCTATATTTAGCATATCGCACGCAACCTTCTTGGAAATAGGTGTTTCCGCACTCAACAAAGCTATAACTTTCGATATATTGCTGTCGCTCAGGTTCTCGTGGTCTTTCTTCTTTACTCTGCGTACCAAAGATTTTCTCCCAATTCTCGTAAAATGTTGCTGTGTTTTCTACTCTTGATCTGCTACCCTTGCTCACGTGGGTCATCTCCTATAGACATTCGTAGATACCACACTGCTTTTTGAATATCCTGTTCTTTATTCTGTTTGTTGTTTGCTCGCCAGATATATTTGAATGCGTTAAGGCGGCAGTATTCTGCGAATCCTTCTTCTGACGTTGTTTGTTTCATCGCATCAATACATTCTACACCCTCACGCTTGTAATGTAAAGGACTATTTACTGGGTCATGTACTTTCATTCTAAGGCCTCTGCTACAGAAGGGAAGTGTTGTTCAATAATTTCCCAGCACTGATCTGCTACAACCATGTGCTCTTTCTGAGTACCGTGACCCCGCCGCAATTCGCAGTAGTGAAGCCACGAACGAAGAGTGCCAGACATATATAGTGTAGATACTGTATTGCCTTCTGGAAGCACAGCACGAGCCTGCTCTTTTGCAATACCATTATCAATTGCCCACTTATACGCTTTCTTTGAAGCATCCAACACTTTTGCCTGCTTCATGTTCCAGTCTTCGTAGAGTCGCTCCTGGTACGTTTTGTTCCCGCCCTTGCCAAAGTCTTCTGTGCCTTCCAGCTCAATACTATTCTGTCGATTGTCTGGGTCTTGCATTCGGGCTTCACGATAATAAAAGTCTTCTACTACAGCGTATCGTTGGCTGAATTCTTGGAAGCTAAAGCTACGGTGTCGCAGAATCTGTCGAGCAATATCTCGAGTTGTGCGAATCTCCATAGTAATACTTACCATCTCGAAAGGAGACCAGTGGCCGTGCTTTGCTAGGTAACGAAGCAACCGTGGTGCGCTCTCGTGGTGGTTTTGATTTTCTGGGTTACTTACCCGTGCTGCATATGCTACCAAATCTTCTGCGGTATGGCATTCAGTTTGCGCACTGGGGGTTGTCATTCCTACTAAACTAACTGTGCTCATCTTTGTGTCCTGAATTTTTTATCGAATAAATAAAAGTGATGGCTCCAAATACCATTGGACAAGCCATCACGCATAAAATTCCTAGTAAAAGAACTGGATTTTCCACTAGCCCTCATTCTCCAAGTTCCATACAGAGCGGACACCTTTTGGGAGTGGCTTTGTTCGCTGTACCCACAAGTGTCCATTCTTCTCAGCATCTTGGAAGGTAACAGCGGTAATAAAGAAACCTCCAATTACAATCAAGTGTCCTCCAACGCTGTAGATTCCATAGTAAAGAGTATACCCTGCCCAGAAGGTAAAGATTGCTGTCCACATTACTGATAAATAGAACATCAGAATAAATTGTGTGTAAGGGCTAGGAATATGACGTAAGGGATTTATCTTCAAGTTGAAGAAGAAATTATACACATCATATACCCAGAATCCGAGTTTTTTAATCATTTCGCTGTAATCCTCTGTTCATAGTCAGCAAGAGACTCATCCCACCAACTGGGGGTTGGTCGATGGCTCCAACTGGCGAAAGTAGCCTTGTCAAGATGATAATAGTCACGGTAAGACTGTATTGGATCATCGTAGTTCTTGAGGACTTCAGGCATCGCAAGTCCAAACGTGGTGAACCCCATTCGTTTAATGTGAACTGGGTCGGGTAGTTTGTTGATGACTTGCCAAAACGATTTGTGTTCTTTGCCGTAGCGATATCTAAATTCCTCTGCGAGAGCATGAGCATAGCACCATGTCCACTCGTAATTGTCCAGGGATGAACGTGTCCATATAGTACAGGGATGATTGTACATCATACCTAGATAAGGAGTAAGCTCTCGTTCTTCGGGAGCGAGAGGTTTCTCCAGTTTTTTGTATTCATTGAGTACTGCGGCTTCGTCTTTCTCAAGCGCACGAGGTACAAATCCCAGTAGAGTATCTACCCATATAGCAGTACACAGTAGCTGTGCAGCTTCGAGTATCATCTTGTTGACGTGCTTGTCTACGTGTGCTTCCGCACATTTGTCTAAATCTTCATCAAGGTAAAATAAATTCATAAAGTAATTATACTCGTGTCAGCAGTGAAAGTCAAGAATTAATTGCTTTCTCGTAGCTTTTTAAGTATATACTCAGGATCGGTGAATACGTAGGGATCCTTCTCATGATTATCTTCTTTTCCTTCTTCGATGAACCAGTCGACAATGCGTCCGTTCTCTACTACTGCTGCGTATCTCCAAGAGCGTGTTCCGAAGCCGACATTATCTTTGTCAATAGCCATCTGCATCTCTTGTGTAAATTTTCCATTGCCATCTGGAATTACTACTACTTCTGTGAGGTTTTGTTCTTCTGCCCAAGCATTGCATACAAACGCATCGTTTACTGTAATACAGTAGATGTCGTCAATGCCTTCGCAATAAATATCATCTGCGAGTTGCTCGAAAGCAGGTAATTGATAGTTGCTACAGGTTGGCGTGAAAGCGCCCGGCAATGAGAATATCAATACTCGACGCTTTGCAAACATATCCCAGGTTGTTACTTCTTTCCACCCGCCCAAAGAGCGAGTTGTAAATACTATTGATGGTACTAGCTTTGGCAGAGCGCGCCAGTACCCAGTTTCTTCATAGTTGTGGCGCTCTGCCTCTGTGCAATAAATTGCCATTATACGTTCTCCAATCTCTCCATTAGTCTTTCAGCTCGGTTAGTCACTTGCTTGTGCCACCGACTGTCCCGTCCTTCTACTGCTGCGGTTGCCCACTCTCCTGATTCAAGATTTGCATTCATCTTTTTGAACTTGCTGAGGCGTGTACGACCCATATTGAACATCATGTTTACAAGAATCTCTTGTACTTCTCCCGGAAAGCCACACCAAACGTCTGCTCCGTAAAGAGCTACACACTCACTTACAGCCAGGTCGAGATCGCTTTCAAAACACTCTCTTGCTCGCTCAACTGAGACTGGTTCTCCGACGTCGTATGCGTGCTCTGGATCTGACTCAAGCACGAGATGTCCCACTCCGAAGGTTTTGTACCCAAGATGGTCCAAATAAATTTCATAAACGACTCCCTCGTCAATCTTTAGCTGTTCATAAACTGATTCTCTATTCATATGAATACTCCACCAAGTTCTAGTACAACCATAGCTATTGTACTGAATGCCCACACTAATAGTGCATAATTTCCGTACCGATTAAGCGGATGCCATATCGTATTGTTTCTTATCTTCATTGTTTCCTGTATTGCCCCTTGTGAGGGTCTGTTTGATAGAACAACTTGAGTAAAGGTGTTGCTCTTAATAACCTTCTTCATCGTCTACTTCTAATACTCCGGTGTCAATAAGATACTGTACAGTACCTTCTATGCCGTCTCGTCTTCCTAAATGAAACGAGGTTGCAGCTGCTCCGGACATACAAAGCGCGAAAACAATAAGTGCAGTGGTGTAATCAAGCATACAAATCTCC